TAATTGTAGTAATGAATGCTGGATCATCACCAAGTGATGCTGCTAGTTCATTAAGGGTATTTAGGAGATCTGGAGCACCATCAATAATTGCTGCTAGTTCTGCTGCATTGGCAAAATACTGTAATGCTGACCAGGCTGAAGAGCCGTTACCCATCTTAAATTTGTTTGTGTCGGTTTCAAAACCGATTTCACCTGCTGCTAATACTGGATTGGCAGCCGTCCATTGGGCTGCAGTACCTCTGCGCTGTTGCATTCTTGTTGCCATTTATATCTCCTTATGGGGTCTGCCCATGAACTAGTCTTATTATAACATCAATTTTTTAATTAAAGTTATCTACTACACTACCGCCATCGAATACAACTGTCCACTCTGTTGTAGAGGGGCCACCTGCATCCAAACCTATGCCCAATGGGCTATTAAACGATCCGCCTTCATAAAACTGAGATACTATGAAACCAGTTCCATCAATTGCAGTATCGTGAATATGTTGTGGAAGATTGTTTGTATCATCAATAGTTGCTTGGGTATACCAAACTCCATTGTAATAAAAGTTCACTCTATTTGTTAGAGTGTCTAACCACATTGTTCCATTAGTTGGTGAAGAAGGAGCAGTGCTGCCAACAGCCATTGAGCGATTGTCAACATATGCCTTAGTTGCTACATGTGTAGCCTCTGTTGGCTCTGCGACTGTTAAAGTCCCTCCAAAACTACCAGATCCTGCGACCTGGAGTCCATTCTTGACTTTAAAGTCCTTATTGACTGTTGCCATTTACTACTCCTTCTTCCAACTATTTATTTTTTTATTACTTTAAAAGTGTTCCGACAACGCCTACTACTGAGGTGTTGTTGGCTGTTGTAACACGAAGACGAACATCGTTACCAGAAACATCTGCTGAAACTGATCCAAGAGAACCATTTGTTCCAACCATTGCGTATTCTGTGATAGCGACATTGTCTGAAGTGTCAAGTGTTAGGATAACCTTTGAAACATCTGTGTGAGATCCATTAGCAATCTTAACCAAGAATTCAGCAGAGCGATATGAAGCCTTGGCCCATGACACTGCTGTGTTTGTGCTTGCAGTTTCAACAGATGCTTCTGCTGCTACCTGCTTTGCAATGCTTGCAATCTCTACTGCAGGGAAGTCAGGTGTGACTGCCTCAAGAGCGGTTACTGCACGAGCATTTGTAAAATAAAGGTTTGTTCCTTCTGCAAGGTCTGTAGTTGAAGAATCTGCAACACCGTTTTCTGCGGTAATTGTTAGATTATCTGATCCATCCTTGGTAATTGTAATGTTTGTCTTTATTGCATTTGCAAGAAGCGTTGCTGCCTCTGCCTTTGCACGAGCAGCAGTGTAGTAAAAGTTTGAACCTTCTGCTACATCGTCTGTATCAAGTGCTGCAATAGTTCCGTTAATTGTTGAAGCAAGACCATCTGCATATGTCTTAGCATCTGCTTCTGCTGTGTCAGCGTATGACTGATAAGCAGTTGTGATTAGACCTTCACGAGTGTCTGTGTATGCATTTGCGTCTGATTCTGCTGTATCTACATACTGCTTAGTTGCTGCTCCAAGGTTTGCTGATGGATCTGCTGAAAGGACAAGAAGTCCAGTCATTGTATCGCCAGCCTTTGAAACCTTTGTTCCTACTGATGTAGCAAGATCTGTTGCATAGTTTGGATTGTCTCCAATTGCTGCTGCCAGTTCATTGAGTGTATCAAGAAGTTCTGGTGCTGAATCTACAAGTGCTGCAATTTCAGCATCTGTGTAAGCGTTTGCAGTTGTTACTGCATCTGCTTCTGCTGTGTCAGCGTATGACTGATAAGCAGTTGTGATTAGACCTTCACGAGTGTCTGTGTATGCCTTAGCATCTGCTTCTGCTGTGTCAGCGTATGACTGATAAGCAGTTGTGATTAGACCTTCACGAGTGTCTGTGTATGCTGCTGCAGCATCAATTGCTTCGCCCTTTGCTGTAGCAACTTCTGCATCTGTTGCAAAAGAGCCATTAAGAGTTGTTGAAATTTGAACATTTTGTGAACCATTGAAGTTAACTTGACCAGTTACATCTCCAGTAAGTTCAATTGTACGAGAAGTTTCAAGAGTTGTTGCTGTTGAAGCGTTACCAGTTACAGCACCAGTTAGGTTTGCTGTAATTGTTCCTGCTGCAAAGTTGCCTGAAGCATCACGCTTTACAACCTTGTTTGCTTCGTTTGCTGAGGTGGCTGTACCACCAATTAAATTGACGATGTATGTTTGATCGTCTGTTTTCTTAGTAAGAACGTCAAAATTGTTTACTGTTGCTGTTGTGCCTTCGACAATGAGACCATTCTTTACTTTAAAGTCTTTTACTACTGTTGCCATTTTATTATCTCCTTAGTTATGCCTTAAGTCCTATACGGGCGAACCGTGCAGTGACTGGCTTGATCGCAGGATCTGGAGTGACTGTAATAGCCACGGTATTTCCAGTGCGAGAGACGCTTATGGTGCCAATATTCCCATCATTGTCTATTGTTCCGTATTCGCTGACTGATACATTTGCACCGTCAACGAGAATTGTTAGTTCGGTTGCATAGAACTTGTTGTCCCCTGCTGTGGTCTTGGATATTGAAATAATATACTTAACCATACGCCAAACTGTAGCATCAAAGTTATCAATTACAGTTACGTTCTCAATACCAGTGATTGTATTTTCATTGTTACCATAAGAACCCAAATCTGTTGCTTGGGCAGTTGCGGTATCAATTAAATCTTCATAATTTTCTTGAGTAGGCCTATCTCCTGTTTCAAAGAGAGACTTTACGTTTGAAATTGATATTTTCGCCATGTGGTAATTATAACACCCCTTTTAATAATACTATTAAAGAATATAGTTGCTATAGCCAATTACCTGTAGCGGAATTGGCGGGGGATTAGTTTTAGAATATCCAAACACACTTACGTTAATAAACTGAACTCTAAATGGCAAAACCTCTTCAACTCTAGCCTTTGGCTGGAAGTGATCTATCCTTATTCTTTTGACATCAAGGTCTTTGATTTGTGTGTGAGCAAGCCTATGTGTTGTTCTGTAAAACTCTTGTGATAGTGGGGTTAGGTTTGTTGTCATTAATTTGTTACATCTTCAATGATAACCATTGACCCTTTGGCTACCGTCCAAACTCTGCCCTCTGATAAAAGTTCTGTAAGTTGGATGTCAAAGATGTCTCCCGTCTCAAGAAGTTCTGATTGAGAAGATGTAATGTTTACCGTGAAACTCCCCTCTGTATCTTGAAACTCAATTGGCTGAGGAGATAAAGAAACAATAAGTGCTCCATTACGACGAATGTCCATATCAACTTCCCAGTCATCAAGAAGCAGTGGCTCTCTTGCATCGTTAGTTACATAAACACGAAATGCTGCAGAATCTCCACGAACAACAGTCCAACGAATTTCTGGAGGTGCTGCACCTAATGCATAAGAGTCTGTGGGTTGGTTTCTAAAGGTAGCCATAATGTTATTATATCACGACAACCCGTCTTTAAGGGCTCCCCATGTACCGTTACCCTTTGTTTGAACAATTAGCATTCCACCTTCAGCAAGCGTTGCCTGAATAGCAACAACTGCTATATATCTTGCTGGACCAGTTGATGGACGACCCGCAACAAGGGTTCCAGTATTGTCTACATAAATTTTTGTTCCAGCAGAACCCAAACCTGTTGTATTCATTTGAATAACTCCAGAGACAATAACCAAACCATTAGAATTATTTGGAATATCATTTTTTACTAAACCTAAAATTGGAACATCTGGATTATGAGATACACTTGATGGATCATATTTTTGAATTAATGATTTTCCAGAAAGACTACCACTAATAAATACTGGAATGCCCTGAGAAATTGCTGTGCCTGTAGTATTTCTAACATCAAGATATGCTGCGCCGTATCCCAGGGGAGGAAGAATATTATTTAAAGCATCAACTAATACTTTAAAATCTCCGTGTACATTCACGGGATCTGAAGCAATAGGATATTGCATAGTAGGATAGTTAGATGACGCTTGTGGCATAATCTTTATTATACCACCCTATAAACTTGACTTTTCAATAAATTTCATGTTATACTTGGTAGTAACACCTACCAAGGTGTTATTGTTTTCTAAGGAGGAAACTATGATTAAATTTATCGAAAGAAACAAAGAGATCATTAGCATACTCAGCATACTGACTTTAGTAGCGACTTTGTCAAACGCTGCTAATGCTGAAACACGAATAGGTGACAAAAATAGTTTGAGCATAGAACAGGCTCAAGAGCAAGGAAACGCCTCGAAAGAGGTTTTTTTGGTTTCTAAGGCAAAAAGGCTAGAGAGTTTTGAGAATAAGACATCTCTGACCGACATTGAACTAAAGCAACTCCTTTCCCTTATAGGGTTTAAGGGGCAAGATCTTGTAGTGGCTTGGGCCATTGCCAAGAAAGAATCTAATGGTAGGCCTTTGGCGTTTAATGGCAACCATAAGACTGGGGACTCCTCTTATGGAATGTTCCAAATTAATATGATTGATAGACTGGGCCCAGACCGCAGGGATAAGTTTGATTTGGACTCTAATGCTGAATTGTTCAATCCCGTCAAAAATGCTGAGATTGCATACTACATGTCTAGGGGCGGAGAAGACTGGTCTTCATGGAAGGGTATTACCCCAAGGACCAAAGAGTGGATGGCTAAATTTCCTAAGTAATATATAAAAAAAAATGCCCCCTTGGAGAAATCCCTGGGGGTGTTTTATTGCACACTTTAAAAGAAACTTCTATAGTTGTCAACTGACAAAACAGTATTTTTTGATAGCAGACCAGCAGATTGACTAAATGCAGATCTTCCAGTTATTAAGACTTTTGCCATCACCATCATAGTAAATGCTGTGTAAGTATCTAAACTATTTAAAATTTCAATACCTAGATAAGCATCTTTAAGTAATTCAAAGTTTAAGGAAATTGTGTCAAAAGAATTGTTTTCGTCTTTGTGCAAATAAGGCTGTCTCCACTTATCTAATTGATTTTGATTTATAGGCTTAAACTTTTTGTTTGAATCTGGAGCATCTGTTAAAATTATTACTCTGTCTGGAACAAAGTTTATTTTCTTTAGAAAGTTTGGTAATTGTTTTAGCATTTCTATATAGACAGACTCATCTACCCACCTTGGATTTTCTGGAATCACATTGCCTCTTCGTATGTGAATAACTACATTGTTTTCAGTTTGTTCTATTGTGCTAAATTCTTTGGCAACTTCTAAAAATGGCCAGGGTCCTGGGGCTACTCCTGCATTTAGATGTAGTTTTTCGTATCCCAGTCCAACCTTTTCGGAAAGAACAAAATTGTCTTGATTAGAAAAATCTATACCTTCCCATGGATTTTTTATTATAGTATTAAATTTATTTATAAATTCAATTTTTTCTTCTTCACTGTGTACTTTGTCAGACTCATGAATTAAGAAATCTGTAATTGGTGTATCTTCAAATAACAAATTATAATATTTTGCATAGGACATTAAGTATAGTTTTCTCCATAATTGTGCTCCAATACCATCTTGAAGAAAAACTTCTTTTACAACTTCTTGCTTATCCATTTATTTGATCCTTGATCCAGTTATAAGTTTTTTCTATTCCATCTTTAAGAGACATGGAATAGTCCCAATCTAACTTATCTCTAACTAAGTCATTATTGGAGTTTCTTCCTCTAACACCCAAAGGACCTGGGATATGCATCTTGCTTAAAGTTTTTCCTTCAATACTACAAGCAATATCTACAAGTTGATTAATGGTAACCATTTCCTCAGAACCAATATTAACAGGCCCAGTAAAATCTGATTCCATCAGTCTTCTTGTTGCCTCTATGCATTCATCTATATATAGGAATGAACGGGTTTGTTCTCCATCCCCCCAAATTTCTATAAATCCATCTGACTGAATAACTTTTCTACATATTGCTGCTGGTGCTTTTTCTTTTCCACCATCCCAAGTTCCTTCTGGTCCATAAATATTATGATATCTGGCAATGGCTACAGGGATCTTGTTGTTTCTATTAAATGCTAAGAACATTCTCTCACTAAATAGTTTCTCCCAGCCATACTCGCTGTCAGGATCTGCAGGGTATGCATCAGACTCTTTAAGTCCAGGATTATTAACATCTAACTGTTTGTAGTCAGGATACATGCAGGCAGAACTTGAATAAAATATCTTGGTTTTATTAATTGCATATTTTTCATTAAATCTTGATTGTGCTCTTAAAAGATTAAGGTTTATAAGTGCAGAGTTTTCCATAATTTGAGAATCATTATTTCCAGTAAAAATATATCCTGCTCCGCCCATATCTGCTGCAAACTGATATATTTCATCAAAGGATGCTATTAACTTATAAGGAATTTCATTATAAAAGTTACCAGAATATCCTTTAAACTGAATCACTTTTTCCATATTATCATATAGAGATAGATCTCTTTCTATAAACTCGTCAGCATAAGTATCTGAAAAATCTGGATTCTTTAAGTCAACACCTCTAACCCAATATCCTTCAGACTTTAAACGCTTTACCATATGACTTCCAATGAAGCCCCCTGCTCCAAGCACTAATGCTGTTTTCATGTTAATCTAGACTCCTTCCATTCTCTCCACCACATTTTTCTGCCAGGGTTTAGTGGATAACCATTCCAAGAATATGGGTGACCTTCTGTTGTTTCTGGATTATCAAAGAAATTCCAAGTTTCAATACCAGTTTGATTTCTATTTCTATGGATATATGCAGTATAGGTGCTTCCTGATGTACCAACAAAAGTTTCTGAATCATGCATAACTAGATTACAGATTAAACCAAAAACTACTTCATCCTGAAATTGTAAGGATTTGAAGTCTTCTGCAAAGTTATTAACAATGTATTCATCTAATAGCATAAATCTATGCTTATTATCTTCAACCATTTTATGCCCTGGTTCATCTGTTGACAAAACTATTGGCAAGTTATTTTTCTCAAAGTTATTAATCCAAGACTCAAACATTTCTTGAGTAGTTTCAAACATGTGCACATGGTCAGTTAGTCTTAAATGCATACCTTGAAATCTGCCTAAAGAATTAGATATCTTTTTGGCCAAGTCTGTGTACTCTTTCTTAAACCTAACTAAAGATAATGCCTTGTCTAGTTCAGGGCTTCTGTTATAGAAGAATCTTGAGTACCATCCTAATGTTCCTTTTAGATGTATTGGTCTATCTAGTGGCAATCTTTGTCTACCTTCAGCGAATGCCAGTTCATCTTCTGTTATTTCTGGGCTATTACTGTAGTAGTAGTTATTTAACATATCGTCTACTATTAATTCTTCTTGCTTAAAGTTGTCTATTTTTTGATCAATTACAATTAAATTTGAATCAAAGTCTAATAAATCTAATAGATGTGGAAACTGGTCTGGATTTGTAAATCCTTTTCTTTGAATGTTATGAAATCTTGAAGGAGTGTGAATTGGAACAGTCCTAAAATCAAATAAATGATCACCCTTGTTGCTTGCATTATGAACTACAACAGTTGCATTTGTTTCATGTGAAATACCTATTGCTAACTCTAGACTCATTACTTGATTTATTAACCCGCAAGGATTCCAGTGTTGAAAAAATATCTTATTTGTTTTCATACTGGAGTCTCCATTGTTCTTCTGTAATTTGTTTTCTTACTACCTGCAAATATTCTGGACCCTTGACAAACCACCAGTGATCTGGTTCTGCAAAATGAAAGAAAATCATTGCAACATGATTTGTTTCGGGATTTGGAAACTTTTCTCTCCAATGGAACTGATCGTTTCCATAGTATGCCAAGGCTTGATTTGGATAAAGAGTATAGGCCTTGTCATCAACGTAAATATCCCATGGCTCTACCTGATAAACACACATATCAAGAGTGTAGGTGCATGCGTTGTCGTCTTTGTGTTTGTACAAACTTGGTTCTGGATTTTGCCCCTCATAATGAGCAAATAATGTATATGTAGGTAATAATCTTTCGCTATCAAAGGCTTCTCTTGCAATAGGAACCAGTTTGTCTGCTAATTCTTTTAGAATCGGAAGTCCACCATCCCCAATACAATATCTACTAAAGCCAGGATCAAACCCAAAACTCTTAGGATTTACCAAAGCATCCTTTAGCCTGTCATAATCTTCTTTGCTTAAAATCTTATCAACTAGTTGTGGCTCTTTCATCGCATCCAACTAACAACTGCGTATCTTTCTCCTTCAAGAACTGGAGATACTGAATGATTATAAACAAACGTAGAAGGAAAAACTAATAATTCATTTTTTTTCGGTTTATATTTTACATTAAACCTAGGGAAAATAATTTCTCCACCTTCATAATTTTCATTTAAATAAAACGTTGTAGAAATTCTTCTATGATGATTTATGTGATCATCTATATGATTAGTAAATTTTTGACCAACACCGTATTTTAAAATTCCGTACTGATCGTGCCAAGTAGTCTGGCAGCCAAACATAGACTTGTAATCATGTTCTCTTGGATTAAACGCTTTAAAAAATATATTTGAAAGATTTAAGTAAAACGCTTCGTGTGGTGTTGAAAAATTTTCAACAATATGATCTCGATATTCTACACCAATAATTTGTGTATCTCTTGAATTAGTGTCAACTGTTACGCCTTCTTTGTGTTCTACCTGAGACTGTTGCCACTGTATATTGAGATATTTCATCCCTTCTTCAATATCTTCAATCAAAGAATCAAAAATAAAATTTTCTATAACATTACTATAAACAAAAATTCCAGGGCATAATTCGTTTTTTTCCATTTTACCATTTTCCAATTGGACACTTTGCCGCTTCTAATTTTGTTTTTGCAGCCATAAAGCAGCCACACTTTTTGCATTGTGTGGTTAATTTAATTAATTCTGGACATACTTTACAAATAGATAGTCTTGTGGTTGCCAAATCTTCAGAGGCATGTTTTGTGTTTGGATTAAGTATGTCTAATGGAGTAACTCCATTTTTTTCTTTATATTCTTGCCATTTTGATTTTGACATTATTGTCCCCTTTAGTCGTTATAAAACTATTATACACTAAAAGTTATTAGTCTTTATTTTGACTTGGATGCCACGGCATAAGCAACGAAGTATCTCTGCCCAAAATAATAAATTTTTCTCCATCAAATGTAGCATTTGGAGATACTACGTATCTTCCATAAGGGTAGTCAAAAAGACTTAAGACCTGTGGGTTGCTAAGAAGTATGCTTCCAAAATACTCAGATGTTTGAAGTTCATTAACCGTTTCTCCATCTTTAACAAATCTAACGGTAATGCCTTCATGGTCTGGATAATCTTCAGAAATATCCAAAACTTCATCACTCAACACAAACATTTCTGCATGCTCATTTGAGGTGGGAATATCATATACACACTGACCATCTATAACCCAGACTAAAGGAACTCCTCCTGGTCCATTTTCGTAACTAGAATATAGAATACTTGAGTCTGTTAACATATTGTCTCCTTCATTTTATTAGCATCCTGATCCCGCAAAATTTTGTGGATTACTACATGATCCACCTGAAGCACAGCCACTATTATCGCAACCTCCACCAGTGCATGCACCAATACTTATGTCAAAGGCTGTGCACTGAACTCCTGTTGCTGCTACAGGTGTAGGTGCTACTGGTGTTGGAGCAACTGGTGTAGGTGCTACTGGCGTAGGGGCTACAGGTGTAGGTGCTACTGGAGTAGGTGCTACTGGTGTTGGAGCAACTGGTGTAGGTGCTACAGGAGTAGGCGCTACAGGAGTAGGTGCTACAGGAGTAGGCGCTACAGGAGTAGGTGCAACTGGTGTTGGAGCAACTGGTGTTGGAGCAACTGGTGTTGGAGCAACTGGTGTTGGCGTGTTCCAAGGAGTTGTTGAGCACTCTCCAAATTCTGTGCTGAAGTAATATCCGCATGACTGACACTTAGACTGGTTGTATGACCATGCATCGGCTGGAACACAACTTGGTGCTACTGGAGTAGGCGCTACAGGAGTAGGTGCAACTGGTGTTGGAGCAACTGGTGTTGGAGCAACTGGTGTTGGTGCTACTGGAGTAGGTGCTACTGGTGTTGGAGCAACTGGTGTAGGCGCTACAGGAGTAGGAGTGGCTCCACAATTTGCTGCTGGTACAGAAGAAGATCCAGAAGTTCCAGTTGCACAGTTCCAGCCTGACCCAATTTCTCCATATGATGTTTGTTCTGCTAGTGCTTGAGAACATGTTTGTGATGAATCAAATATTGGTCCGATAACAGTTCCTGGATTATATCCTGCTGATACGTTACCACAGAATGTATACCAAATTCCTGAAGTTTCCCCGCAATTTGTAGGAAGTGCTGGGTAAGAACCTATCTGACATACAAGACTATTTACACCAACAAAGTTTCCATTAATAAAGGCTTCTAAACTTCCACAATCTGTAAAGTTGAGACCTTCTCCTGCTTGGTCTGGTCCTGAATCAGTACAGAATGTTGCATAAGCAAAATTATTAGGTGCTACTGGAGTAGGCGCTACTGGTGTAGGTGCTACAGGAGTAGGAGCAACTGGAGTAGGTGCTACTGGAGTAGGCGCTACTGGAGTAGGCGCTACTGGAGTAGGCGCTACTGGAGTAGGCGCTACTGGAGTAGGCGCTACTGGTGTAGGTGCTACAGGAGTAGGAGCAACTGGTGTAGGTGCTACAGGAGTAGGAGCAACTGGTGTAGGTGCTACAGGAGTAGGCGCTACAGGAGTAGGCGTAGGAGTAGGGGCTACAGGAGTAGGAGCAACTGGTGTAGGTGCTACAGGTGTTGGGCTTGAAGCACCTTCATAAATATCTCCATAAGCAACCCAACTATTTGTATCAACCTTTACCAATGTTGCCTGACCATACTGTGTATCAATAAATAGTTGTGAGTTTTTGCTGTTAATTGTTACACCTGATGCTGGAACAAAAGTTGTTTTACCAGATCCTATTTCAACTAAAGTGTACTTATATCCAACAGGAATATTAACAGAAGAGTTTAGTGGGATAGTTAAATTCATTGGAGATGATGTAGAAAGCAAAATAGTTTTATTAACATCGACGGGATCTAAAGTAAATCCAGATGACTTAGTTATTACAGTATTATTATTTAATAGTTGTGGTTCAAGATCAAATCGTAAATCAACAGAATTCCAATCAATACCGTCTCCTGCTAGGGCTGGGTATCCTCCAGTAGCACCACTTATAGCATTAGTAATTGCTGTATTGACAAATGATTGTGTTGCTAAATCTGCTGTATCCTCAATACCGTGGACATTTTCGGTATTTGATATGTGGTTTGTTAGTGATGTATTAGTGGCTGTATCTGCATCTACAAGGTTTTGAAGGTGTTTTGCAATTGATGGATTTAAAAGAAGCCCAGTATCTGTGTTGGCGCCATCATAAGTATAAGATCCATAGTGATAAAGTCTTAGGGCTGCCTGAATATCGGCTGCGTCTGAAAGTCCAGGGATTTTGGTATTGAAGAGTCCGCTACCACTAACGGTGTTGTCAATATTCTCTTCTGCCACTATAAATCACCTCTTGCCATTATACCACCGTAATAAATAAATGAACACGCTTTGGACCAGCCATTGGCTGCCAAGTGTTATCAATATATTCTACACCCTTTATTTGAAGTGGTAGTGCTCTAATTGGACTATCTATTACATCACTGACTACAAGGCTTGTTGAAGCAGGTCCTCCTGTTGGTGATGAAATAGAATATTGAATACTAAAGTTTGCAGATGTAAGGTTTATCTCGTCTGCAATGTCTGTCAAATTAATTGGCGGTATTGTAAGAATTCCATTTACAGCCGTTACATCTTTAACAGATGAATAATAATTTGTTTTTAAAGTAAGTAGAGGGGTCCACTGTAATGCTCCTCCAGTAGAAACTTTTTGAAAAACTGTCTTATAAGTTGTCGAATAAGGGTTATAGTCTATAGCAATGTCAAGAGCCTGGGTATCTTGAACAATAGTAGATGCAACACCTGTATCTCTTGGATCTCCAAGAACACCAATGATTATACTTCCACGATCACCCTGTGGTCCTATGTCTAGGTCAAGGCTTATGTTTTCTGGTCCCCCAAAAATTGTTAAGTCGTCGGTAGATAATAGGATGTCTGCCATTAAGCACCTGAAGTTGCAGACGTAGCGCCTGTAACCTGATCTGTAATTGTTATTGTTCCAGTTAACAAGGTTTGAACAATTTCATATTGTCCGCTACCTGCAGAACCTGCTGGCTTTTTAACTTCAACGTCATACACATATTCTGTTCCAGCAACTAATTGATTTCCTTCTGCTGGTCTAATTGCACACTGGACAAAAGTATTGTCATCTGATACCCTAGCAAAACATTTAATTGGGACTCCTGCTGAACCACGAACATTTGCAATAGTAAACTGAGCACTATCATATGGAGCAACAGTATCTGTTACATCATCTGGAGTGTTGGCATAGTTTGTTGGAATATAAAAAGTACTTAAATCAAAAACCGTTCCATCGTTCTTTTTCGGGTAGATACGAAATTCAAAAGTATCACCCTTATAGTAGTTAAAGTCATAGGTCGCTGGAAATGCCATGGTTTTATTATACCACGCTGACGTAGATAGAATTGAGTATTACTGATGCATCAAAGTCTGTTCTAATCTGTGGTATAGCACCATTGCCCCACATGACAGAATCTTCTATAAAAAATTGCTGGGTAGCAGAAAGATTATAAACATTCTGATATTTTAAAGATCCAACAAACTGGACAAACTCCTGATCCTTGCTTGCAAAATATGTCCTTAGCCAAACCTCAGTATTAGGTGTATAGGTGGTTAGTTCGAAGTTGTATGTTACGAATACTTGGGACCCTTCTTTTATACCGTGAAAGTTTAGCATTCGTTGATGGCTGTTCCAAAGACTGGTACAGCCTTTTGGCATATATTTTTCATTCTGGGTTTTATCTTTAGTGTCAAGCCAAATAGTGACCCATCCATCATCACCTTGGGTAATTCCTAATTTTATAGGCTTGGTTGCGTTGTTTGTATATGATGCCCAACCTGCCTGCTGTCCAGATGCCGATAAAGAACTTTCTCCATCTTTGCCTGGCAGGCCTCTTTCGCCTTTGGGTCCAATGTTTCCCGTGGAACCTTGTTCGCCTCTTTCTCCATCTCTTCCTGCTGGCCCAGGTGGGCCTTGTGGTCCAGGGACTGGAACAAAGTTTAATGCAGAATCTGGGTATAACTGTGTTTCTGTAACTTGAGAGGTTTGGCTAACTACTTGTGCAGCATAAGATGATTTTTTTGCACCTGGAAAGTCCATAGATTTAGAAACAGCCATGGAGTTATTATCTCACTATATTAAGTCAGTGGCTCTATAGATGTAATGATTCCGTTGACTACTGAAACTATTTTACTGTCTGAGGTTTGGAATGTTCCTGTTGCTCCCGTTGGCAATTCAGCATCTGCGCCTTTTTCTGCAATAGGTGTCCATGAAGCATTGATAGCACCTACTTCTGGAGGGTATCCAGGATTAAGTGGATTACCAGTTCTTACATATGTACCGCCATTATAATAAACAGCAATTCCTAAATTGTAAGATGCACCATTGTCATATGCACCTACCAAAGTAAATGGAGTTGAACCATCTGCACCTGGGGCACCATCAGTTCCTGGTTGTCCATCTGCACCCTTTGATGCAATTAAATCAAACTTTGCAGTATCTGTTGGAAGTGTTCCAGCAGTTGTTACTGACTTTGTATAATAAAGTTGTCCTTGATAAACTACGACATCTCCAACTGCATAAGCAGCAGATGGGTTGTATGCACCTTGATATGACCATAGTGCATCTTGTCCGTTTTGTCCTGTTTGTCCTGTTTGTCCTTGTGGACCTTGAGGGCCTACGGCTCCTTCGTCTCCCTTGTCTCCAACTGCGCCTGGCATTGGAACAATCTTAATAACTGCCATTATAGTGTACCTCCTGGGGTAACATCGCCTAATACTTGAATGGTTCCAATAACAGGAGTCCAAACAGTGTCTTCAATATTTTGTGGAATTATTACCTGTAAATCAAATGGTAGTTGAGCCACGATTGATGAATATTTAGATCCCCAATTTTTTGTAACCGAAGGATGGGCTGTAATATCTACAAAACCATCTGAAGGCTCACAATCCAGGGCATCTAAAACATTACCAGATTGATCATAAGCAGTTGCTCTAAAAATCCACCCAGTAGTATCATAATAATCTACTTCATTATCCTCATAGAACTCTACTCTTAGAGTCCCAGTATCTCCTCTAACAACGCTCCACTGCATAGTGACTGGATCGGCACCAAAAGCAAGAGAAGAGTGAATAGGCATACTGTGATTATACCATAAAAATTGACTAATACCAAGGTCGGTGGGTATAGGACAAACCAAGGTATTAGCCAACAAGAAAATTATACCATAAAGGACAAAACGGACATGATATAAAAAGTTTATCAAATTGTTATAATAGGTAATGTCCGATTTGTCAAGGTTTGTCTTATATGCCAGGATTGCGATAGTGTATACTTAAATATATATAAGAAAGAAAGATATCTTTATAGTTTTAAAAACTATCTTTATATATTATATATAGTATATAGCAAATTATTTTTTAGTGTTAGCGATATGATCAATTAAAATTTTATACATCTCGTCCAACTTTTCTTCTTGACGATTTCTGGATTTAATTGAGTCAACTCTTTGTTCGTCCAAAGCCATTTCTAGCCTTGTGACAGCATCTCTTAGACTGGATCCAGAATTTGGTTTAAGTTCGATTAGATAGTGTTTTACTAGCCACTTGATTCCAAAAGCGATTGATGATACAATTGTTAAGATGGCTACGATTAGCGAAGCCCAGTCTTGTACTGTCATAATAAGATTATTATAAGGGGTATATTTAACAAAAATGAAAACGGACATACTTGATACACTGGAGCATTCTCAAAATTTAATTATATCTCCCGACATGGATGGTTTTATGACCGCAAAATTAATAGAGCGTTTTAACGGTTCGAAAATAGTGGGTTCATATGACAAAAACATTTTGTGTCTCGCCGACGGGATAGATCCAGAGCAATGCTTGTTCGTCGACTGCGATATGAATCGACAAGAGTTTGTATCTCTCGGAAATCATATGCGCCGATTAGAAGACGGTATGTCAACTGAGTCTTTCAATCCGAATGTACATTTCGGCATAACGACTTATAGCGACAAGTTTCCTTTCGCAACCGCTTTTTTGATTTCGTTCGCAACAGAGGTTCAAACCTCCAATACAGACCTAATACGCATGGCCTTTGCTGATTCAACACTACGCAATATGGAAAAATATGAGCCTAACATGCGAAACTGGTCTGATAGGATGGATCATCCTGCATTAAGGTATATAATGGACAATTCGGACATTGCAAAAGATAATGATAGGGATGCAAGGTTTGAATATGTTGATCAAGCATTTGTGTCAAAACGTTATGGCAAGGAAAGATATCTGGATACCTTAAATAAGGCCCTAGAAGGGCAGGGGATGAAGTTTGAGCCACTAGTCAAGGGTATTAAGTATGTATGTGACAAAGTTGGCATAGAAACCGTTATACGGTATAATAGAGATATCATTTCGTACGCCGAAATATTTACAGGGGAGTACTCTGTAACTTACGACCAAGAAAAGGAATGGGTATGACAAAAGACGAAGCAGTAAATATTATGCTAAATAGCATTAATGAGGATAACCGAGCAATGGGTCTTCAGGCTGGATTAAATGCAGCAGATCTTGAAAAACAAATTGAGCAGAGCCAGGCTAGTCTTGGTTTTATGATGTCAAACATTTATGACAAACTTAAAGAGGGTGGAGCAATTGCCTAAGTATTATTACAAACCAATATTATCTGTAATAGAGGAAATGTATGAAAAGAATGCTGGCACTAAACTTAACTCTGGAATTGATATAGAGACAAGTGTTCGTATTGCAATAGAGGCTGATTCCCAAGAAGTAGCAGATAAATCTAGAATTGGGTTTATAGATATTAGAATGTGGGAGTTGGATAGAGTTGAAGATTAATTTTCTTGCCCTGGAAACTTAGAAGAGTCAGACGGATCTAAATACTTTTAGACCATGTTACGTATGTATTGTGCTATTACGTGTGATGCGTCATGATACATTCCGTGGAATTTGTTCTCAACTTGTTTTGCTATATGTACCCTGAGTTTTTGCTCAATCTGAAATAATAAAATTGCTTGTGCTTGCTCTATAGTTAGTTGTTGTTGATCGCTATCCATTTTTGCAACTACAATCTTTGCAACAAGTTTCTGAAAATATTTTTACAGCCAGGTTTTCATATTCTGGTCTTCCTAGATCTTCCCAAAACTTTTCTCTACCCATGTTGTCTGTTTCAGGTATTGGTTTTGATTCCAGAAATAGATTTTCATCCCAGGCATTTTCTAGGTTATCTAAAAACCCTATGCCCATGGAATTACTCTACTTCTTCTACTGGTGGCTTAGAACTGTGAGAGTTGGTGCATGTGCATGCATCACAGCAAAGTTTTAAAGATGTGGTTTCTTCTGTCATGATCTTATTATAGCACAATTCTGAAAAACCCTATAAACCCCACAGGCATTTTCTAGGTTATTTAATATCCCCATTTAAATATCGTATCATAGTTTGTAACAGTTTTACATCATCATTAACAGAGCCTAGGGCTCTATTGCATCTAGAGCACAATAAGCCTCTTGTGCAGTTTCCACAAGTTTTTTCTCCAGGACAGCATGCATGATCATGGTCTACGGATAAACGCTTATAATCTGTATTCCCGCAAATTTTACAAACCCCATTTTGAGATTTTTCTAATTCTGAATATTTTTCTATAGTCAGGTTTTTATTTCTAAGGTTAGAGTTTATACCTATATAAACCTTGCATGGACGACAATATGTTGAGCCACGCCAGAAGTTAGATTTATCTAGATATTTTTCACATCTACGACAATGAATTAATTCCCCCTGCTTTTTTCTAGGCATAACCCTTTTTGGATCATCTTCTGCCAAGTCGTATTCTCTTACACAAACCTTACACCAAGGTTTCAAACTATCTTGAGCCTTAGAGTATTTATGGAAGTTAGATGTCTCTTTGTATTCCTGGCAATTTGTGCATTGCTTTAAACCGTTTTCGTCGTATTGGACTCGTGTGTATTGTTTTCTCATGGTTTAAGTATATCATAATTCAGATTTGTTTTCAGATTTCTTAATTAGAGTAAATTGGAATATTTTGTTTAGATGTATGATACATAAATAAACAAAAAATGATCAAAAAAAATAGTGAGCCCATAGACCCACTAATCTTTTAATAGATAAGGCTATGTGTTTTGTAGACGCTTACCCTGTATCCACCCACTATGTATTCCAATGAGTGGTGCGTCAATATTCACTGCTGTACCGATAGGCAGTGTATCGGACATCTTCTCAATGAATAGCAGGACATCATTCTTAGTATCAAACCTCATGCCCTTAGTGGAGCCTGTTGTTGTTGTTAGTGTTACATTTATCATTTAGTTAATCCAATCTACATTTAGTTCATCATTTAATACGCAATCACATGTTTCAATGGCACAATCATCATTGTCCCCGAAAAATATGTAGCCTCTACCATAACAGGTAGAGCAATCAATAGTTTTAACTGAGTTTATCATAGAGATACACTCCAATCTGACCACATTGGTAGTCTTTCAGGGTCGGTATCGTTATACCAACGCTCTATGTTATTTTCACAATCCATACAGAAAGTGAATTGCTCATCTCCTACATTGGAGATAGCGGATAGCATAGGCTTATGCTCTACGCATTTTGTTATTGTTAGTGTAGTCATTTGAGACCACCTTTCTTAATGAGAGTTTCTCATTTTCTTACTACTGTAAGTCTAACACAGACCACTGACATTTTGACCTGTTTCTCGGGCGTGTCGGAAAACTATTTTTGTGATACTAATCACATGTCCATAATGTCCGAATTTGCACGTGTCACACGTGGACTTATCCACAGGCTGTTGATAACTAATGTGATAAGAAACACACTTGTAGTACGGCGTGTCGATTTGCTTTTTTGAGATTTTTATGTTAGACTTACGGAGTAAGAAAAACTAAATAAGGGATAAATCGGGCAGTGAGCCTAGCAAATAAATGTGAGATAAATCACAGTGAGCCTAGC